TACCAGTAGTACGTCTTATAGATTTTTCCTTTTTCCTAGGCATTATTTCTTTTTACTTTTCTTCTTAGGCTTCTTAGCTGTTTTAGCAGAACGTTTAAAAGCAGCTGCTGTAGGAGCACCTTTGGCTCCTTTTTTACGCATCTTTTTTCCTTCTTTACGTTTTTTATTTATATTGTAATAAAGACCTTTTTTAGCAGTTCTGCCGTCTTTAGTTTTATGTGTTTTCTTTTTTGCGGGCATTTTATTCTCCTATTTTTTCTTATGTACTTTTTGTACTGCGAAATCTGCTGATAAACTTGCACCTTTATGTTTTACAAATTTACCTGTGTGTTTCATTAATTTAAACGATTTGCCGTTTTTCATCCAATGATATCCTTTTGGTGCTTTAACTTTCATACTAGGCTCCTAAAACTCTATCTTTCAATCTTATCGCTCTAGGACCCACTTGTATAGCCCAACGACTGTCTAACATTTCAACCGCTGCTTTATCCCAATCTTCTTTTTCCATAGCTGCTAAAAAATTTTTAAATTTCAATAATCTTGTTATGCCTAAATTAAAACACATATTAGCCATGACTCTTTGTAAATCTTCAGGTAAGTCTTTCCACCAAACCAAGTTTCTGTTTAAATCGTTTATAACGTTTTGTATATCTTTTTCAAAACATTCATCGATTCTTTCTTTAGAAACAGGCGTGTCCACGTCTTGTCCGTGTTCGGGGTCTGTTTCTAGTATTAAATGACCTATTCCAAAAGTAGGGTACCCTAGATGGTCTAAGTATATTTTATCGATACACCCTTCATCGAAAGTTAATTCTTCTTGTAGCTTTTTTAAATTCATAGTCTCACCTTTTACAATATTTTTACTGTTGTGTCTCCACCCGTTGACACACTTACTTTTCCCAGAGAGGCTACTCCCTGAACTCCTTTTTCTGTTCCTGAATAAATATCTGACCATTGTTCTCCTGTCCATAATTGAAGTTGTTTAGTAGATAAATTCCAAACAATATCTCCTGTATTAAACTGGTTTATATTTCTTTGAGACTCATTAATATTTACAGTAGAGCCTACGTTTACTTTATTTAAACTTAATTCTAATATTCTAACTAAACGATTAAATATTGCAGGGTCGAGAGGTCCTGTAGCTACAGGAAGTTTCGTTTCTAATAGCTTAGACATTACCTCATTCCGTCAGGTTTTATATCTATACGTGTTGCTCCTAATCTAAAACCCATCCCTACGTCGTTAGTATTTGTATCATTAGATTGAACTCTCAATACGGCTTGTCTTCCTCGTACACGAGTATCTATTTTAGTAGTTACCGAAGTACATGCACTGGTAACTGCTGTAGTGAGTTCTTCACCAGGAAAGTTTCTTCTTTTTAAAACAATATCTAAAGTTTGTCCTTCCGCTCCTGTATTCGCAGAACCTGTAAATTTAACATCAGGAATTATTCGGCTTATAGACTGATACATATCTCCTTCACCTAAATCGAAATCAGCAGATTCTATAAAAACATTAGTCATTGCTGAGCCGTCGTTATCATTACCCGTTTCGTGATTAAACAAATAACCTGTGTAATTAGTTGTATAAGTTGCTTTAGGGTCACTAAAAATACCTTCGTCTATCCAACAAGTTCTAGAAAGTTCTCCTATCATCCAAAGATTTTCTTCATAGTTATAAGTAACATATTTATCGATAACATTGCTATCCTCCGAACAATAAAACCAACCAACTTCGTTAAATGCTTTATTAACAAAACCGAATATTTGATAACTTTGTGTTTGATTTAAATCAGAAAATACATAATCGTCTACAGTACAAGGAAGCTCTTGTATGGCTCCTGCATAAGAATAAAAACCTTTTTTATCCATCCAAAACACCCCTTTAGGAGTATTTACCATAGCATTAGGTCCAACAAGACCTACGCCTTCATTAACTAGATTAATTGAAAAAGTAAAAGGCTGACCAACAAAAGTCATGGAATATAAAGACGTATCTGTCCATATTAATGTTTCTTGTCTTGCTCTAACCGCCCCAACGATTGCAGAACCTGCCGAAAGCCTAAACGAACCTGCTGTATTAGTAGATAAAGGTTCCCATTGTTCTATATTTTCTTGGTCGCTCCAAGCTATAAACATAGGGTCTATAGCCCCTGTTCTGGCTGTACCTGAGTCGTTTATAGGGTCTGCCCCAAAACAAATAACGTGCCTGTCCACGTCTGATACCATAACTTGTAAAGCTAACGTAGGTGTTAAATTAGCTCCTGGTAAAGCAGATAAGGCAACAGCTTTTGTTTCTACTCCATTAGTTTCATCCCAATAAAAAACACCTGCTCCACGTGCATTTATAACTAAGTCTTCACCAAAATTATCATGTGACCAAAGTCTTAGCTGATTAGCGGCGTCTAGTGGTGAAACGCTTCCCCAAGTTCCTGCTCCCCAATAATCAGAACCCCAACCTGTAGAAGGAACGTAAACATCAAGCCCCACGTTTATTTGATATGTACCTACTGTGTTACTACCACCGTTTCCAGTATCTGAACCGTTTGCGGTAACTTCTGTTCCGCTAGTATCTTTAGCTACAATAGTATATGTATTTGTTGTTACAGCAACAACTTGATATTCTTGATTTAAAACTTCGGCTGTTATATTACCGCCTAAAGTAGCTGCTCCACTAAAAGTAACAAAATCATTCGCAACGGCTCCGTGTCCTGTATCGGTTACGGTAATGGTTGAAGAACCGTTAGTTGCTGCAAATGTTACGTCTCCTGCAGCCGTTGTAGAACGTATTGGCGTTACATCATTAAAAGATGAACCGTCTACGACATAGTATTTCCAAGTAGTTCCTAACCCTAAATATTTAGTTCCTTGTAGGTCTACCCAAGCATGAAGTGCTCGTCCTGTAGCTTTAAAAGTGTCAGTGCTAGCCTTAACCCACCCGCCTATTTTTTCGGGTAAGCCTTTACGAAAACGAACTAAATTAGAATTTACCCAACCACCTTCACTAGCGTAATCAGTAGCTTCTTTGTTTATTCCTGGTTTAAATAAAAGTTTTTGAAGAGGCATTAAATCCTCCTATACAAATTTAGCTAAAAATACAACACCGACAATAAAAGGATAGACCGCCCAAATCATATTATCTAGTTTATCAAAACGTTTTGAGCCGTCTTCCAGTCTTTTATCAATACTTTTATATAATGCTTTACATTCTCTTTCATGAGATTCTATAGCATTTAAAGCATCTTTAGCAGTAGCCATTATTTATCTTTGGCTTTTCCAATATTTAAAGCTAGTAAATCAATAAACTTATAAAGTTTACCAATCCAAGCATCGTCTTTGGGAGTGGGCGTTGAAGCAGCTACTATTGAAGCAACTGTTACTATTGTAGTAATCCACATAATTAAATCTACCATCTATTTCTCCTCTTTTTCTTCTAGAACCTCATCAGCTTTTTCTTTTGTTGAAGCTATAAAAGTATTTTCAAAAACAGTTAGAGCTGCTTGTATTTGGTCTAAATCAAACTGAATTTTAGCTTTTTTATTTCTTAAATCAGTTATTTGATTAGCTAAATATTTTTGCTCCTCAGTCATTTCTGTTTCTAGAATTTCGTTATCGCCAATGACGGCTTTATTTTCTTCTTTTTGCATTTGTGCACCTCCTTAGGTGATGGTTTATTAAAATTAACTATTATCAGTTATGTACTTTTTACCAGTAGCAATAGCTGCAACGTGAGTAGTTTTTAAATTACTTGCTGCTCCTTTTACATCTGGAGTTTCATCATCACTATCAACAGGTGCATATTCTAAAATAAGTTCTAAGTGGTCCACGTTTCTTTGTACCATTTTATTTATTTCAGATTGCTCCAATCCTGTAACGTCCCAACTTCCAGCTTTTACACCGTCAATTAATGTTACGCTATCAGTTCCTGCTGTTAAGACTTCTGTTACTGTTTGTGCCATATTATTCTCCTTTTAGAGTTTTTAACTCTTGTTTTAATTCATCTACTGTTGTAGACAGTTCTTTTACTGCGTTTACCAAGTACCATGTAAGGTTATCAGGGTTTACAGCTTTTACACCTGTTGATTGTGTAATAACCATATCAGGTAAAATTGTTTCTATTTCTTGAGCTATAACTCCTAGTTGTACTCCTTCTTTATGAACAACTGCTGAAGCTGGATTTTCAAAATCTGTAATTTCATCTTCAGTTCTATATTCAAAGTTTCTAACTTTAATATCTTTTATAGCATCAAGACCAGTATTGTTATCTTCTATATTCTTTTTAATTCTTCTATCAGAAGTTGTTGACCATGTAGATGAGTTGGCTCCGTTATAAGCTCCACTAGTACCACCAATCATAGCAGTTTGATTACCTTTACCTGCCTGTATACGTCCAATTACTATTTCATTTTCTGATGCTGGATGACTAGCCTGAATTGCCATACCAAGATAAGTGTTGTAATTACCAGTAGTAGTTGCTGTTAGATAATTACCTGCTCTTTGTCCTACAAAAACATTTTGAATACCTGTAGTTATACTTCCACCTGCTTCATCACCAAGAGCAGAATTTTCTCCACCAGTTGTTATATCATTCATAGACCTATAACCAACAGCAGTATTTTCACCAGCAGTTGTACCTACTTGCATAGAATCTTTACCAATTGCTGTGTTGTTGTTAGCTGTAGTAAAGGCTGCTCCAGCACTATGACCAATAATTGTATTACTAGCACCTGTAGTGTTTGTTAAATGAGCTATATAACCAACTGCTGTGTTATTAGTTCCTGTCGTGCAACTACCTGCGGCACCTGAACCTACAGCTGTGTTGTGTATTCCTGTTGTTATAGCGTCAGCAGAATTTGCACCAATAGCTGTATTACCAGAAGCAGTTGTTTGACTTGCTAATGCATTACTACCAACAGCTACACTTGAACTACCTGTAGTGTTTGCTACCAAAGCATTAGCACCAACTGCTGTGTTGTTAGAAGCTGTAGTAGCATTACCAAGACTACCTTCACCTACAGCAGTATTAGATGAACCAGTTGTGTTTGAATCTAAAGAAAAAGCACCCACAGAAGTATTAAAATTACCTGTAGTGCTTAATACTGAAGAGTTCAGACCAACCGCTACATTGTTACTTCCTGTTGTATTAGAAAGCAAAGCACCTGAACCAAGAGCAGAATTATAATTTCCTGTTGTGTTTGCTTGTAATGCTACATTACCTATAGCTGTATTTGCAGCACCTGTAGTGTTTGTTGTTAAAGCATCAAAACCAACTGCTGTACTGTTTGATGCTGTGGTGTTAGCGTCTAGGGCATTTGCACCTAAAGCAACATTACTAGTTCCTGTGGTGTTAGAGTCCATAGCACCGACTCCAACTGCTGTGTTATTAGAAGCAGTAGTGTTTGACCCTAAAGAAGCATAACCTACTGCTACATTATTAGCACCTGTAGTGTTAGCATCTAGTGATGCACCACCAACTGCTGTATTAGAATCACCTGTAGTGTTTGCTTTAAGTGCATCTGTACCAACCGCTACGTTATTAGCACCTGTGGTATTTTGTTGCATTGAATCACCACCGACAGCCACATTGTTACTAGCAGTTGTGTTTGATGTTAAGCTGAAATGCCCAATAGCAACATTTGCATTACCTGTTGTATTAGCATCTAAAGAAGAAGCACCAGCTGCCACGTTATTAACACCTGAAGTATTCGCTGCTAATGATAATCTACCTATAGCAACATTCAATGTACCTGAAGTAAGTGCATCTAATGCTGAATTACCTAAAGCAGTATTATAGTTACCTGTTACAACACCACTAGCTACTGAATCATCACCAATAGCTGTGTTACCTGCACCAGTTGTTAAAGCTCCTAAAGAATTAACACCAATACCAACATTTCCACCTCCTGTAGTATTTGCATCTAAAGCATTTGCACCTACTGCTACGTTTTCAGCACCTGTAGTGTTTGCTCCTAAAGATAAGTAACCAACACCTGTGTTATTACTAGCAGTAGTGTTAGCCTGTAATGCACCAGCACCATATGCTGAGTTAAGACTACCTGTAGTGTTTGCAAATAAAGCATCTTTACCAAAAGCCTGATTCCCAGCACCTGTGGTGTTTGCTTTTAATGAATCCATACCGACTGATGTATTACCTGCACCTGTGGTATTTGCCCTTAAAGCATCTTTACCAACAGCAGTATTGTTACTGGCTGTTGTATTTTCTTTTAAAGCAGCATCGCCTAAAGCTGTATTTGTTGAACCTGTGGTGTTTGAGAATAAACTTGTTGTACCTACTGCTACATTTTGAGCACCAGTTGTGTTTGCTGTTAAAGCTGACCAACCTAATACTGAATTATTACTTGCTGTAGTAATAGCATCACCTGCTAGACCACCAATGAGGGTATTTTGAACACCTGTGGTTACTGATAGACCTGCATTAGTTCCAACCGCTACATTGTAAGCATCAGTAGCTGATGTAAAGTTTTGATTTAACAATGCAGATGGTCCAATAGCAACTGATAAACTTCCTTGCGTATCTGAACCCAAAGCTGCAAAGCCTAAAGCAACATTATAACTACCTGTTGTTAAAGCATCTGCTGCTGTAGAGCCTATTACAGAATTGTTACTACCTGTAGTGTTTCCTACTAAAGCTGCCCTACCAACAGCAGTATTATTACTCGCTGTAGTATTATTTGCTAAAGCACCTACACCTAAAGCAGTATTTTCTGCACCAGTAGTGTTATCAAATAAAGTATTTGTACCAATTCCTGTATTATTAGCACCAGTGGTGTTAGCTGCTAAAGCACTTGCACCGACTGCTGTATTTTGTGTTGCTGTAGTGTTTGCTAGTAAAGCGTGATAACCAATTCCTGTGTTGTTGTCTGCTGTTGTGTTTGCTTTTAAACTTTCAAAACCTACAGCGGTGTTATTAGAACCTGTGGAGTTTGTTGTTAAAGAAGAAGCACCAACACTAGAATTTGAAGCACCAGTAGTGTTATTTTGTAATGCACTTTTACCTGCAGCTGTGTTGTTACTAGCTGTAGTATTTTCTGCTAAAGCATTTTGTCCTAAAGCAGTATTGCTACTCCCAGTTGTTGTGTCGGTTAATGCTTTTCTTCCAATACCAGTATTGTTATCACCTGTTGTTAAGACATTAAAAACTTCAAAACCTAAACCTGTGTTACTACTAGCACTAGATAAAGTACCTGTACCAGCATCATTACTAATTAATATACTTTCAGAAAAGTTTGTAATATTAGAAGAAATACCTACGCCATTGATTGTGCTTGAACCTGTAATAGCTCCATCTACTTGTAGAGTAGAAGCCATATCTACAGCTCCATCTATATCTACTACGTCTAAGTTAGTAGTTCCGTCTACGTCTATATCGCCTGAGATGTCTAGTGAGGTAGCTGTTAAAACTCCTGTAACACCTAAAGTACCGCCAACAGTCATATCGTCAGTTACGGTTAAATCATCTTGTACTTT